CAGGCGGTGGTGGAAGACCGCTTGTAGATTTCAAACCTGCAGATACTACAGGTGCAAAGCATTCTGGTCAAGGCATAGGTGGTCAGGGTGGTATTCCTGCTTTACCGAACAGAGGGCCGCAGATGATTGTTGATCCTATACGTCAACCTTTCGTTCCTAAGCCTCCAAAACCAGAGGTAGACCCAGAAGAGAATATACCTACTAACACCTTAGTATCTAAACCTAAGCGTAAAGCAGGGATGGCTCCTAGTCAGTATGGTGGTATAAATACAAATGTAAGAGGACTTATGGGGTAATGAAATACTTATTAGTAATACCTGTTGCTGTCTTATTAGCAGCTTGTTCATCTAAGAACGATGTAGCTATGAACACAGATTATCAGTGGAGTAAGTCTCACGCTGAACAGAAACGGCTTGAGGCTATTTCTGAGATAGCTAAACAAGGTGAGAGTGGGGTAGTAGCTGCTGCCTTACTTATGCAACAGAATGGTCAATACAATGCCGCACCCCCACGTACAGGTGGTGACCGTGCTGTAGACTTAGCTAAGACTATTATGCCAGCACTAGGTAATACACTTATTGGTGTAGGTCAAATTGGTGCTACAGTTTATGCTGCTGAAGTACAAAAAGATATAGCTATTAATAATAGTAACAACAATAAAGAGGTAGCTATCAATAGCTCTAATAATGACACTACTGTAGCTACGCACACTAATGATACTATGGCAGGCATTGCTGAAGTTACTATAGTTAACCCTGAAGTAGTGAACCCAGAGGTGGTAAACAACACCACTATCTGTGTATCTGATGCAACCTATACTTGTGAGTAATAACTGATGGCATTTAGACTTTCCCAGCGCTCGTTAGATAAACTAGATGGTGTACATCCAGATATGGTAGCTGTAGTTAAACGAGCTATTGAGCTTACTGATGTAGACTTCGGTGTGACGTATGGAGTCAGAACTTTAGCTGAACAGAAAGAGTTATACGAGTCAGGCCGTAGCCAGACTATGAAAAGTAAGCACTTGATCCAGGGTGACGGTTATAGCCACGCTGTAGACCTTGTAGCGTACTTTGGTTCTAATGTAAGTTGGGAACTCAATGTTTACGATAATATCTGTGACGCTATGGCTCAAGCAGCAGAAGAACTAGAGGTGCCTATCAAATGGGGTGCAGCTTGGTCAGAGGGTGACATTCGTTACTACGATGATACAGCTGAGGATGCAATGAACGCTTACATTGACCTACGTAGATCACAAGGTCGTCGTCCCTTCATAGATGCCCCACATTTTGAATTGATGATGGGATAGTACATTGTGAGATGGGTAGTCTTAGCTCTTTTCTTATCTGGTTGTGGTTTGAGTACTCTAGGTCTTCTTGGTGGGTCTGGAGGTCCAACAGTAAACTCAAACGCTCAGATAGGCAAAGAGAACAGACAGTCTGTATTATCTGTAGAAAATAAAACTAGCGCTGGGCGTGACGTAGTAACAAAAGAAGTAGAAACAGGTAAAGTGGAAAACTTAGATATAATAAATACGAATATACCTCCGTGGGTAATACTTGTACTTATACTAGGTTGGATACTTCCTACTCCTACTCAGATGGCTAAGGCTATATATAGATTCATTACAGCACCCTTTAGACGCAAAACACTGAAAGATCGGATGAATGGCTACAACTAAAGACGTAGAACGTTTACCTAGCGGAAAGCTCAAGTATCGTGGTGAGACTTTCCCTGGGTACAATAAACCTAAGCGCACCCCTGGTGAAGCTAAAAAGTCAGCTGTTCTAGCTAAGAAGGGTGACCAAGTAAAGATTGTACGCTTCGGTGATCCTAATATGTCTATCAAGAAAGATCAACCAGGTCGTCGTGCTAGCTTCAGAGCTAGACATAATTGTGATACAGCAACGGATAAGTTTACTGCACGTTACTGGTCTTGTAAGGCTTGGTGATATGTGGGTTGCAATAATGCTTATATGTCTTGATCCTTCTGCGTTATCGTGTCAAGTGATAGCTAAACCAGAAGCGTTCTACAGTGAGAAGTCTTGTTTAGAAGAAGCAGAAGCTGTAGCTGTAGGTATGTTACAAAAAGGTATGTATGCTGTACCTGCCTGTTTTGAAGTAGGAACGAGTTCGTAATATGAGTAAATCACCAACACCAACTAACAAAAAGTTATACTCTCAAGTAAAGGCAGAAGCTAAAAAGAAGTTTGATGTGTGGCCCAGCGCATATGCATCAGCGTGGTTAACCAAAGAGTACAAGAAGCGTGGAGGCAAGTACAGTGGCACAACCAAGAACAAGGTCACGTAATAGCCAACACGTATTACAAAGTCAGCGTAGGAGTTTTTCTCAAGGAGGCTTAGGTAAGTGGTTTGGTGAAGAATGGACAGACGTTAAGACAGGTAAAGAATGTGGGCGTAGTTCAGCCAGTGACTCAAGTAGACCGTACCCAGCGTGTAGGCCGAAGAAAGTTGCCTCAAAAATATCCAAAAAAGAGGCACAGAAAAAGACAGGACCATCTAAAGTTAATTGGTCAACAACAGCATCAGGAAGAAAGAGAGCATAATTATGAAATTTAAACCTTGTCCAGGGTGTAAAACCCCAGCTAAGTGTGCCAAAGAAGGCTGTCAGAAAGAAAAGACAGGTATGGCTTATGGTGGTATGGCTTCTAAAAAGAAGAAAGACTATATGGCTATGGGTATGTCCAAAGGCGGTATGACTGCTAAGAAGGGCTACAATAAAGGTGGCTACTGTGGTGCATCTAATCCAGCTGAGCGCCCAATCAACACGAGTTCATAATGGCACAGAAGTATTACCATAAATATAAAGACGCACTAGAAGCTAAAGGTTATCGTGTAGACGAGCACGGCTACGTGTGGGACTCTATGGGTAATCAGTCTGCAGGTGAAGACAACTACGGTAACGTACAAAGTAAAGACCCTAATGTAAATGCTATCTGTCAAGAAGCTGAGATGAGTTTATCTACTAAAGCTAAAGCTGCAGTTAAGAAGGTAGTTAAGAAAGTAACACCTAAAGCAAAGGCAGTGAAGTCAGATGATCTTGAGATTGTACGTGCACGTGATGAGAATGGACATTTCATCGCTGATGATCCCTCTACACCTGATGTGAATGAAGCTTACGTAGTTAAAAGTAAGAAGAAGAAGTAATAATGACATTAGTTACGCAGGGTAAACCATCACGTAAACGTTCTGTGTGGGGCCACAATACTGGTACTACAACAGAAGATGTATATACTTGTCCTGCTAACTGTAGTGCAGAGGTTGTTTATATGATTGTAAATAACTCTGGTGGGTCTACTAACAGTGTTAGTGTTAAGTGGTATGACTCTTCTGATAGTTATGCATCAGGTTTTGTAGAAGGTAAAAGCTTAAACGCTGGTGACTTTATAGAGTTTCAAGGTATAGAGCTTGTTCTTGAGCCTGGTGACAAGATTCAAGTTACACCTGTTTCAGCAGGGCATATTGATAGTATTGTCACTGTAGTAGAAACGTTTATCCCAGTCGGATAGCATAAATGCATAGCGGGTATTCCAAATAAGCTATTTTAAAAGGCCCAGTATTCTAGTATAACTATATATGTTTCCGTTAACATAAGGAGTACATATAATGGAACTAGTAATTTCTGAATCATCAAAGTGGGCCACTAATTTTAAAGCTTGGCTGGTCAGAGTGTTTAACGCAATGATTGAAGCACGTCAACGTCAAGCTAATGCACGTATCGCAGAGATGCACCTATGGCGTATGTCAGACCGTGAGCTAAACGATTTAGGTATCGGACGTGGTGACATCAAGCGTATCGTAAGAGAAGGTAAAGAATGATCTATACTTGTTTGAGGAGGCAGTATGGACCCAGTTACAATCATAAGTGGGGCCACTGTCGCCTTTAACGCCCTTAAGAAAGGCTTTGCTATAGGCAAGGACTTACAAGATATGGGTAGCCAACTAAACAAGTGGGCTGGTCATATGGCTGACTTAGGGCAAGCTGAGAAGCAAGTTAAGAACCCTCCGTGGTGGAAGTCTATTGGTGGCTCTATAGAGTCTGAGGCTATGGAAGTTTTTGCAGCTAAGCGTAAAGCTGAGTCTATGCGAAAAGAGCTAAAGGATTATATAAGTTTCACGATGGGTCCATCAGCTTGGGATGAGCTTGTAGCTATTGAAGCTAAGATTAGAAAGCAAAAGAAAGAACACGAGTATCGTAAGGCTGAACTACAGGAAGCTATCATAACTTGGACTGTATCAGGTCTTCTTTTATTATTAGGGTTTGGTGTATTGGGATTCGTACTTTACCTAGTGGCATAACTAAAAGAAACAGTAAGTACTACGTCTTTGATAAGGATGGTAAGTTACTCATCATTACCACATATAAACGTATAGCTGAGAACATAGACAGGAAAGCTAATGGCAAAAAATCTAACAGAAAATCAAGTAAAGTTTCTCGAAGTACTGTTCGATGAAGCTGGCGGTGATGTAGTTAAAGCTAAGAAGCTTGCAGGTTACAGCGAGAATACACCTACACGTCTTATTGTAGATGCGTTGAAAGATGAGATATTCGATGCAACTAAAACCTATATGTCTCGTATCGGACCTAAAGCAGCTGTAGCATTTGGTCAAGCTCTTGTTGATCCTACAGAGCTAGGCGTAAAAGAAAAGATGCAAGCTGCTAAAGAAGTACTTGACCGTGCAGGTATTATTAAGACAGAACGTATGGAAGTTCAAGCATCGGGTGGTTTGTTTATTCTACCCCCTAAAGACAGTAATGATACGGATAACTAAACAAAAAGAACGTGAGAGCTTAGGATACTGGATGTTACCTAAGCCTGACTTTAAAGTAAAAAGATGGGAGCGAATCCCACGTCTAACACATCAGATACCTTTCGGGTACGAGATTGATCCTGAAGATGACGAATGGCTAAAGCCCATCTCTAAAGAATTAGAACTATTAGAGCTTGCAAAGAAACACTTAAAGCAGTATAGTTACAGAGAAGTGGCAGCTTGGTTATCTACACAGTCAGGTCGCCGCATATCTCACTCAGGGTTAAGAAAGCGTATAGATGTCGAAAGAAAACGTAAATCACTTGCTGCAATTAAACGCAAGCTTACCCAAAGGTACGAAAAAGCGCTCAAGCAGTACGAGATACTCGAAAAAGAAAGACTCGGTTACTACACCTACGCCGACGAAGACTCAGACGCAGAGCTTGAAACCAGCTGAAGTTAAGCCTGCTGAGTTTGATCCGATAGCTGCACGTGAAGTAGTCTTTAAGCCTAACCCAGGGCCACAGACACAATATCTAGCTTCTAGTGAACGTGAAGTACTATATGGTGGAGCAGCTGGCGGTGGCAAGTCCTATGCGACTCTAGCAGACCCTCTGCGTGATATGAACAACCCAGACTTTAGTGGTCTACTTGTTCGACACACAACGGAAGAACTAAGGGAACTCATACAGAAAAGCCAAGAGTTATACCCTAAAGCGATTCCTGGGATTAAGTGGTCAGAGCGTAAGTCTCAGTGGACCACACCAAGAGGAGGACGACTCTGGATGTCCTACCTCGACAAAGACACAGACGTTATGCGCTACCAAGGACAGGCGTTTAACTATGTAGCTTTCGACGAATTGACTCAGTGGAACAGCCCCTATAGCTGGAACTATATGAGGTCACGTCTACGTACTAGCTCTAAAGAGTTAGGCTTGTATATGAGAGCTACGACAAACCCTGGTGGTCCAGGCCACTCTTGGGTTAAGAAGATGTTCATAGACCCATCGCCTCCCAATGAGCCGTTCTGGGCTACGAATATAGAGACAGGTGAAACACTAGCCTTTCCCCCTGGGCATACCAGAGCAGGAGAGCCACTATTTAAACGCAGATTTATCCCAGCTAGCTTGTTTGATAATCCTTACCTAGCTGAAGGCGGTGACTACGAAGCAATGCTTCTCTCACTACCTGAACACCAAAGGAAGCAACTTCTTGAAGGTAACTGGGATATTAACGAGGGTGCAGCGTTCCCTGAGTTTAACAGGGCTATACACGTTGTAGAACCTTACGACATACCACATTCGTGGACTAAGTTTAGAGCGTGTGACTACGGTTATGGTTCTTTTACTGGTGTCGTATGGTTAGCGGTAACCCCTAGTGAACAACTGGTTGTATATAGAGAGCTATACTGTTCCAAAGTCACGGCATCAGACCTAGCTGATATGATATTAGAAGCAGAAGCTAATGACGGTACAATCAGATACGGCGTGTTGGACTCTTCTTTGTGGCACAACCGAGGTGATACTGGCCCATCCTTGGCAGAGCAGATGAATATGAAAGGTTGCCGATGGAGACCTTCTGATCGCTCAAAAGGCTCTCGTGTTTCAGGCAAGAACGAGATACACCGCCGATTACAGGTAGATGAGTTTACTGAGAAGCCAAGGCTCGTATTCTTTTCTTCCTGTACCAATACTATATCGCAACTACCGTCTATACCTTTGGACAAAAGAAATCCAGAAGATGTAGATACAAATGCAGAAGACCACTTGTATGACGCATTAAGGTATGGTATAATGACAAGACCACGTAGTTCTATATGGGATTACGATCCAGCTAAGAACCAACGTACAGGCTTTCAAGCTTCAGACTCAACATTCGGGTACTAAAATATGGCAGACATTGATGATCTAAACTTTGACACAGACGAAGTAGTTGCTGCAGAAGACGGCAGTGATAAGCTCTTCGAGTCTGTCAGTAGCGTAGTAACGTATGTTAACGAGCGTTATAAACGTGCAGAGGATGCACGACAAGTAGACGAAGAGCGTTGGCTACGAGCGTATCGTAACTATCGTGGCTTGTATGGTCCTGACGTACAGTTCACTGACACAGAAAAGTCTCGTGTGTTTGTTAAGGTCACCAAAACAAAGACTCTCGCTGCGTATGGGCAGATTGTAGACGTGTTGTTTGGTAATAACAAGTTCCCCCTCTCGGTAGACCCTACCGTGCTTCCTGATGGCGTTGCAGAGGCTGTACACATCAATGTCGATCCTAATGCGGAGCAAGCAGGAGAAGAAGGTAAAGCTGTCACTGAGCAACCCGCAGCAGTTACACCTCTCCTAGGTGATGACGGCAAGCTACGCCCAGGTGAGACTATCATTGATTTGCAGGAACGTCTAGCTGGAATGCGTAACAAGCTAGCTCCAGTAGCTGATAAAGTCATTGAAGGTGACGGTACTACTCCTACTACAGTGTCTTTCCACCCAGCGCTTGTTGCAGCTAAGAAGATGGAAAAGAAGATTCACGATCAGCTACAAGAGAGTGGTGCATCTAAGCATCTACGCTCTATGGCTTTCGAGATGGCACTACTTGGTACGGGCGTAATGAAAGGCCCATTCGCTGTAGACAAAGAGTACCCTAACTGGAATGAGAACGGTGAGTATGACCCACTGATCAAGACTGTACCTGAGTGTAACAATGTCTCAGTTTGGAACTTCTACCCTGACCCAGAAGCTACATCTATGGACGATGCAGAGTATGTAGTTGAACGTCACAAGATGTCACGTAACCAACTACGTAGCTTAAAAGGTCGTCCTTACTTCCGTGACGAAGCTATCGAAACAGCTATTGCTCAAAGCCCAGACTATGTACGTAAACACTGGGAAATGAAGATGGAAGACGACGACACCCTGTCTGAGTCAGAGCGCTGGGAAGTGTTAGAGTTCTGGGGTTTCGTAGATACAGACATCCTAGAAGAGAATGGCGTAAAGATTCCACGTGAGTTTAAAGACTTAGTTGAGATCAGCTGCAACATCTGGATTTGTAACGGTGAAGTACTACGTATGGTACTAAACCCATTCAAACCAGCACGTATCCCTTACTACGCAACACCTTACGAACATAACCCTTACTCATTCTTTGGTGTAGGTATCGCTGAGAATATGGACGATACCCAGACCCTAATGAATGGCTTTATGAGGATGGCAATCGACAATGCTGCTTTATCTGGAAACCTCATTATTGAGCTTGACGAAACCAACCTGGTGCCAGGACAAGATATGTCAGTGTACCCAGGGAAGGTGTTTAGGCGACAAGGTGGTGCACCTGGACAGGCCATCTTCGGCACCAAGTTCCCCAACGTTGCTCAAGAGAATATGCAACTCTTTGACAAAGCTAGGGTCTTAGCTGATGAAAGTACTGGCTTTCCTTCGTTCGCTCACGGACAAACTGGAGTCAGCGGCGTTGGTCGGACTGCCTCTGGTATTTCTATGCTTATGTCTGCTGCCAACGGCTCTATCCGTTCAGTAGTTAAGAACGTAGACGACTACTTGCTTGGTCCTCTAGGTAAAGCATTCTTTAGCTTCAATATGCAGTTTGACTTTGATGAGTCAATCAAGGGTGACTTAGAAGTTAAAGCATCAGGTACAGAGAGCTTGATGTCTAACGAAGTACGCTCCCAGCGCCTAATGCAGTTCCTACAGGTAGCGTCTAACCCAATGCTTGCGCCTTTCGCTAAGATGGATTACATCATTCGTGAGATCGCTAAGAGTATGGACTTAGACCCAGACAAGGTTACTAACTCTATGCAAGACGCAGCTATCCAAGCTGAACTGTTTAAGAAGTTCGCACCACAGCAACCCCCAGCGCAGCCAGGACCAGCCCCAGGCCCAGAAGGTCAAACTCCAGCAGGTGCTAACGTACAAGACACAACTGGCTCAGGTGGAGCACAGATGGGTACAGGTACAGCACCACAACCAGGCGAACAAGGATTTAGTGGGAACGTAGGCTAATGTCAGGTATCTCTCGTATGATAGCTAAGCAGCTAAGCGCATCGCTTGGCATCACTGACAACCCCAAGTACAACCCTATGTTTAAACAAACAGAAGAGGTACTGACGGATGTGGCTGACCCTAGTGACCCTACCGTTGCACGATTCTATAGCCCACTAGAGAGTGCTATTGACGAAGCGCCTATCGGTAAAGAGGGTACACGTGGTGAGAACATCGAAGCGTTTGTACGTAAACGTGCGCCTAAAGTCACACAAGCTGAGATGGAGTATCGTGGGTTAGGACTAGAGCCTGGTGAGTTATACACAGCTGAGACAGCTAAAGAAGGACTTAAGGGATTAGATGTTAAGGCTGTTAAAAAGGGTTTTCGTTATCGTAATATGCAACGTCAAAGCTCTTTACAGGATAAAGAGTTGGACTACACTGAGTTGGGCTTAGATGCATCTGATGATCTTGAGTATTTTACTCACTACGGCCCTTCTAACCTAGCTCATACACGTTATAGCTTGCGTGGTGGCGATGAAGGTAATTACATACTTATTGAAGAGCTACAGTCTGACGCCTTACAGAATGTAGTAGATGATGTAGCTGCATATACAAAGAAAACTACTGAAGAGATGGATGAAGAAGTATCTGAAATCTTAGAGCAGCTTGAATTTATGATAGAGTCTGAAGGTAGTGGATATCCTGATAAGGCTATAAAAGACTTAAAGTCATACATCTATGACACGGTAATACCTACACGTAAAAATAAGACGCTTTCTGATAAGCAGAAAAAGGACATATTTAAAGAAGCTTTAGATGATATTGGAGTAAAACCTAATATCCTTACACCTCAAGGTAGCTTATCTCACGTAGCAAGTGAAATTGTAGGACGCGAGTTTGAATTTGAAGGACATATGTACTTACCTGATCTGTCAGATAT